AGTATATGGCGAAGTTTGCAAAACGCTTTTTTTATAATGATGCAACGCCTCCGACTATTATATCGGCGCCGGGGCTTACCCCTGACGAGCGCGACAAATTCAATGAATCGTGGAAAGAGCGGCACCGCGGGATAAATAACGCGCATAAAATCGCCGTAGTAAACCGCGAGTTAACCGTTCAAAAGCTGGTTAGCAACCAACGCGAAATGGACTTTGCCACATCACGAAAAGACTTGCGCGATGCAGTAAATGCACATTTCGCCGTACCGCCCGAGATATTGGGAATAGTCGAAAACAGTAACCGGGCTACAGCTATGCAGGCCAAAATTATTTATGCGGAAAATGTATTGATGCCGCGGCTTGAAGCTAGGCAGAACGCTATCAATTCACAGCTTTTATCGGCATGGGGCGAAGACCTATATTACGAATTTGAAGATATAGTACCGCAAGACCAAGAGTTTGCGTTGCAACAGGCAAACGACGGATTGAAAAACTCCGCTATTATGGTTGACGAATGGCGCGAGCAAAACGGCTATGAACTGCTGCCCGATAATAAAGGACAGATATTGTACGTCCCTTATTCTATACTGCCGACAAAGCCGGAAGAATTGACACAGACCGCGCGCGAAAATGAAACCCAAACATCGCCGGCAACGGCGCCGCAAGCAGAGGATACACCTTCGGATATAGAGCCTAAGAACAAAACCGAAGACGTTGAGCAGTTGGAAGTTGCAAAAGATATAGCGTTAAACGGCGCGCAGATATCAAGCCTTATGCAGATTGTCCAAAGCGTTACGGAGGGCGGACTAGGCCGCGAGTCTGCGATAGAGATTATTACAGCCGCTTTCCCATATGACAGGGAAAAAGCCGAGCAGATACTAGGCGAAGCAAAGGCCGCTACAGAAAAACGGGCGGAGAGAAAAGCTTCTAACACACGCCGCTTACAGGCGGCACACCGCGACCGTGTCAGGATATTAAACGAAACCCAGCGGAAGGCAAAGCCGCAGGTCGACCGCTTTTTGACTAAGCAGTTAGACGATATCTTTAAGGCTATGAACATAGAGCGTAAAGACAAAAGCGATGACTTTTGGGCTAAACTCACCGTCGCGGAGGGTATGAAGTTTGATATTGACGACTTACGCACAAAAGCGATGGATGCATTGGAGCATCTCATAGACTGGCCGGAGCAGGACGCGGCGCTTAATTCTACGTTATCGCCTGTGTGGGAATCGGCATTTGAGGCAGGCGCAAATTCCACAAAGGACGGATTGGGTATCGAAGCTATAAGTGCTCCCAAGATGACAGACCACATGCGCGAGCAGGGCTTTAAACGCGTTAGCGATATAAACGAAACGACACGAAAAGAGCTTGCTCGCAGCCTTGCGGACGGCATCGAAGCCGGCGAAGGACAAGCGGAGCTTATAAAGCGCATACAAGAGCATATGCCAGACGTACAGGCGGGCAGAGCCTCCGCAATCGTGAACTGTGAAACGCACACGAGTATGCAGTCCGGAAGTTTTGAGCAAATGAAGTACGGCGGTATAAAAACAAAAACTTGGATAACCGCCGGCGATGACAACGTCCGCGCGAACCATGCCCAGCTTAACGGTCAAACCGTCCCGATAGATAAACCGTTTTCAAATGGATTAATGTTCCCCGGCGACCCCGCAGGTTCGGCCGGTGAAATAATAGGCTGCCGGTGCGACCTACTGCCCGGCGATTTCTAGGAGGAAATATGGAACATATTAATTTACAGTTTAAATCTGTAGAAATCGACGAACAAGGTATATTTACCGGATATGCGGCTATATTCGGTAATGTTGACCTTACCAATGACATTATTGAACCCGGTGCTTTTGCTAAAACCATAGCAAGTGGCGCCGCCAAAGACGGCGTTCCTATATTCGCCCAGCACCAAGATTGGACGGAGCCAATAGGAAAAACGCTGGAACTGCGCGAAGATAAAAAAGGCTTATGGGTAAAAGGATATATAAGCGATACTGTGCGCGGTAAGGATTACCGGAAGCTTGTTAAGGACGGCATATTAACCCAAATGTCAATAGGATATGACCCCACCCAATACACTGTCGACACAAAAAGTATAAGGCACCTGTTGGAATTAGAACTTTTTGAAATCAGCATAGTAAACTACCCCGCCAATTCGGAGGCGAGAATAAACGATTATAAAGGAGGCTCCCATATGGACCCGAAGGAAAAGGACACAAAGAATACCGTAAAAGAAACTAAGGCAGACGAACAGGTTATTTTAACCAAGGACGAACTCAAAGAAATCGTCACACAGGCAGCGCAGGCAGGCGCAGCGGAAGCGCTCAAGGCAGTGACACCCGAGGAAGAAATACCGGAAGAGGAAAAGCCGGAAGATGAAGACGAGGAAAAAACCGAAGGCAAAAAGGCAGCTCCAAAGGCTAAAGAGCAAAAGGCAGCTCCGCAGAATATGCAGCGCAAGTATGCAGATATTTACATCTCCACAGGCGCGCAGCCCAAAGAAGAAAAGTCGGGACTGCCCCCCGGAATCGGTTTTGTTCGTTACCAAAAATGCATGATGCGTGCGGAAAGAGACTTTGATAAGGCGGCAAATATTGCAAAGAAAAGCTATGAAGACCCGTTCCTTGAACGCCAGATAAAAGCTATGTCAGTAACTGCGCCCTCGGATGGCGGTTACTTGGTTCCCGAAGTTTATGCCAATGAGCTTATACCTATGATTTACGCAAAGTCCATAGTATCAAAGCTAGGCGCTCTTGACCTTGATATGGCAAACGGCAACATGACAATACCAAAGCAGATTGGCAGCTCTTCCGCTGGATATGTGGGAGAGTTACGCAAAACAAAGGCATCAAAACCAAAAATGGGTAAATTGAAGATGTCGAGTAAAAAGCTTATGGGTAAAATTATAATTGGCAATGACTTAATAAAATCGAGCTCTATCGGTGCGGATAGGCTTATTCTCAAAGACGCCACGACAGTTATGGCTCTTAGAAGAGATAAAGCTGCCTTGTTTGGTTCGGGGTCTGAATATGAGCCGCTTGGAATATTCAAAATGAAGGATGTTCCAACTATTGATATTAATTCCCTGCCTGACGAAAAAACAATCGGCGCGATGCTTGGCGCTTTAATCCAAAAAGATGTTGACACCACCAAGCTGGGCTGGGGATTTAACGGTTTTGCGTGGCAGGCTCTTTACAACGTTACAGGCGGCACTTCCGGCCTATATATCTACAGGGATGATATGAAAGCCGGTAAGCTGGGCGGTCATGAATTTGCAATCAGCAATCAAATTCCGGCAGCGACTACGACAGGCAATCCTACCGATATAATACTTGGTGATTGGTCGGAATACATGATTGCAAGACAGGGACAAATGGAAAGTGAATTTTTCCGCGAGGGTACTGTTACGGATGAAGACGGCAGCCTTATAAGCGCAGTTGACGACGACTTCACAATCTTGCGCTTAATCGACCTGCACGACTTCGGCGTGCGCCATGAAGAATCCTTTGTCATTGGCAAGGGGTTAAAAACTACCGCCTAACTTGCGGAGATAGGAGCATAAAATATGAAACGTAATTTGTTTGAAGACGTAAAGGCGATGCCTTACGCAAGCGCGGGCGCCATAGATAGGAAAGGCTTTTTGTCGGCAATACTGGCGGCTAAAGTCTCAACTATAACCGGCGACCCGACGGCGGCAAAACTCACCGTTGCAGTAACGCACTGCGATACGGTAGACGGCTCATACGAGGCCGTCGTAGATGCACGAATGTTTCCCAACGGCAAAGAATTTAATATTGACATGACAGCGGACACACCGGCGCTTGATGTCAATATCCCGATAGATTTGTTGGCGTGCAAGCAGTATGTGAAAATAACTGCAACCGTAACATTCACCGGGGGCACAACGCCCAGCAGCACAAACGCGTATGCATTGGTTTTAGGTGATGCCGCCGAATACCCGGTGAGCTGAACCATTAACAAAATATATTAAAGAGTACTTGCCCCTGCGTACCGTAGGGGCAAGTTTTGTGATTGAAAGGAGTGTAAGCCGTGGCGGTTTTAAAAGATAATGCGTTGACAACATTGGAAGATTTAAAGTCTATGATTGGAATCAGTGAAGACGATTTGAGCAATGATAATAAATTAATCCAGCTAATAAACCGGGCGTCTGCGCGTGTGGAAAGCGCCCTCGACCGAAAGCTCAAACTAACCAATTATTTCAAAGTATGCAATGGCAGCGGCGGACACTATTTGCTTGTTGAAAATTACCCGATAACAGATATTGATTATATCAAAATCGATGATGAAATCATTGAGCCTGAAACGTACGACATCAACGACGGCGGAAAAATCGGGATGATTTATAAGGCCGACGGATGGGTGCGCAGAGGGTACACCCACGGCCTCGCAGGAGACACTGTGGGAGATATCCGCTATATCGATATAAGTTATAATGCAGGTTACATTTTGCCAAACGATGCCACCGAAGAACAGCCCGCGACACTTCCGTCAGACCTTGAAGGTCTGGTTCAGGATATGATCGCGGAAGTTTTCGGGAAAATGCAGACAGGCGGCAGCGGCGGGCTTAAATCTTTTTCTATTGCCGATGTGCGTTGGGAATGGAAGGACGGCACCCGCGAGGATTGGCAAGCTATTATCGACGCACACAAGCGCAAACTATGAGCGGTGTAACACGTATCAAAGACGATTGGACGCCATGGTATAAGCGTACAAAGGAGGAGCTTGCAAAGCTTTCACGCGCGCAGATACATGTCGGTATCTTCGGAAATGAAAACAGCGAGCTTTTAAAAATCGCTTATGTGCATGAGTTCGGCGCAACCATAGTACCCAAAACCGCAAAGAACTTAGCCATTCCCTTAACGCCTGCGATGCGCGGAAAAAGCCCAAGAGATATTGACGATACTTGGATATATGACAACGGCGAGAATCGCTTCATAGTCCGCGACAAGGGCAAAAAAGGGTTTGAGTTTTTATTCTTATTGCTTCCGAAAGTAACAATCCCGGAGCGCTCTTTTATCCGCGCAGGCTATGACAATGGTAAAAACCTATTAGCAAAAGCGTGTGAGAATGCAGTGCGCCGGGTGATACTTGGAGAGCTGACGGCCGACCAAGCAGCGCACAATGTCGGCATTGCGGCCGTCAATATGATTAAGCGGTACATGCGCACGGTGCAGCCCGCAAAAAGCGCTATAACTTTGGCGAGCGCTCCCGGAAAGACCTCGCCGCTTATGCAGTCGGGCAGGCTGAGAAACAGCATCACATTTGAGGTGACAGGAATATGAACAATTCTATTTGGCAGCCGAAGCTGCCGGACAGCATAATGCAAGACCTGATAGAAAAGCACGCGGAGGCGGCTATATATAATCCCGATAATGGCGGGCAGTACACGCAAGGTACGGTCGCAGATGTGCCGTTTAGGGGGTGCATAATGCCGCTAAACGAAGACGACTTGAAGCGTGCGCCGCAGGGTACATACACCAAAAATAGCCGTAAGATTTACACCAATGGGCACAGGTTGACATCCGGTGTAAAGGTATACGACCCAAGTACCGGGGACACATACACGATAACCGGGGACTTAAATCACGGCAGCATATCCAGCATAATGCGATATACAGCCGAAAGGAAGGGGGCGGCCGCACCGTAATGACATATATCGAACTAAGAAACAAGGTGGTTAAACTGCTGCATACTTCGCTATCGGGGCCGAAAGTTATTTTATCCGACCAAGTTGTGCCGGAGGATGATTACCCCTATATCTACTATCAGTTTATATCGCCGCATATGGGCGGGGCATCCAATAAGATATATACCAAAAATGCAGAGGGTGCCACGTTGGTAAACCGCGTTGAGCAGCCGACGGCATCCTTGAGCTTTACGGCGTGCTCTTTAAGCGACGATGAAGCGTTGCAATTGTCTGAAAAAGCGAAGGCGTTTTTCATACATACGGGGAGCGAAAAGTTTAGAAGTGAAAACATTGCAGTGGTGAGTGTCGGAAATACACAGCCACGGACTGCCCCCGGAGTAGTTGAGACAGACCGGCGCTATGGCTTTGATGTCGTAGTGCGTTATGAACGAACAGACAGCCGGGAAACTGCCGCCATTGGCAGCTCGGTAATTATAAAGGAGGAATAAACTTTGCAAGATATAGTTGTATACATATCACTTAAAACTGCGGTCGCTGAAAAAGAAACACTACTGCCGCTCATCTTATCCCTAGAGGGAGCATTCGCATATAAAGAATATGCAAACCTTGACGCCGTGGCCGTAGATTTTGCCAGCGATACATCGCCGACCAAGCTTTGTGCTAAAGCATTGTTTGAGCAAATCAATATTGAAAACTGCCCGGGACGCGTAAAAAAGATTGCAATATTCGGACTGGCCGGAACCAGTACACCTGCAGAGGTTACTGCCGCGCTTGATACATTGCGAGAAACAAACGACGATTGGTACTTCCTGATACCTACTGTTACAACGAGTGACCTTATAGCCTCATTGTCCACATGGGCAAGCGCCACGGTATTGACGCAGGCGCAGCTTGAGGCCGGAGCGGTGGAATCCGAAAAGCTGCTGCTGGTACAGACGACAGATAAAGCGGTCATAACCGACGCCCTAAAGGCAAACAAGCAGACAGTAATCTGCTACAACCACGATGCCGCCAATAGCTACATCCCTCCCGCATGGGTGGGCAGAACAGCCCCAAACTATCCCGAAGGCGTCACGTGGAAATGGAAGGAGCTATATGGCATACCCGCTACAGATGAAGCGGGAACGGATTTACACACATTGCTCGAAGGGCGATATAACCTTTATATCGATAACCTAGGCAGGCAGTATATGTCCGAAGGCATCTGCACCGACGGCGATTTCATCGATACTGTTATAGGCCGTTGGCAGATTAAGCAGAGCATCCGCTCGCGCCTTGTAAATTTGTTTGTTGACAATGAGGTAGTACCCTATGATAACGACGGCTTTACTATGGTTGGCGCCGCTATTATTTCGGCTTTAAATGAGGCCGTTGAAAACGGCATCATATTAAAGCAAAACGGCGGCGGTGCATATACGGTAAACATACCCACGCGCAGCGACGCCACGGAAGAACAGGCCGCAAACAGAACGATGCCGCCTATCACATGGGAGGCAACCATGCGCGGAGGTGTGCACAGTGTCAATGTCTCCGGGCAATTGACTGTGGAGCTTTCCGGCACAGGCTTATAAAAGGAGGAATTTATGGTATTTGATATCGAACAAGTGTCCGTTATATGGAACGGCAGAACAATTACGGGATACGCCGACGGCAGCGAAATAGTCGCAGAAAGAAACGAAGATGACGTAACGCCTAAGACCGGGCTCATGGGCGATAGCGTTTATGCATTGAATGCGAACCGCTCCGGTATCGTGACTTTTTCTTTGTTTCTTTCAAGCGCGAGCCTTTCACAGCTGCGCAAGGACGCACAAAATAGAGTGGAGGCGCCGCTTGCCCTCCGCGACGCAAACAAGGACAACGGTTTTATAGTGCAGCATGACCAATGCCGCATATTAAAAGTGCCGCGCTATGGGGCAAAAAATGACGCCAGCAGCGGAGAGGTTAAGATTTTCGTACCGGTGCTTAACTTCCAAGAGTAAACACTATGAAAAAGTACAACAAGGAGGGCATGATAATATGCCCTCCTAAAATATCAGAAAGGTGGTTTAGAGAAAAAATGGCAAGACATGAACAAGTAAAAGTAAACGGGAGCAGCTACGAGCTGCAATCAGTAAGTCCACAATGGTACTTTGAACAAAACGACAGATGCGGAATGACAGGAGACAGGAAGGACACAGCCCGCTATATGGACGTTATGTTCAAAAATGTGGTAGTAAGCCCGGCGGAGGTGTCACGCAAGGGGCTAGCTGCATTTGAAGACGATATAGAGACACCGGAGCTTTTGATCCGAGAGATAGAGAAGTTTCTTAGACCGGGAAAAAAGCCCGCAGATAGCGCTGAAAAGGGCGAAAAGAAATAAAGCGTTTTGGTTTCTTATCTTTGATGGCAGCGGCGTTTCATATACCGAATTAAAAAATATGGATTTTGCAGAATACTATGAGTGCCTAGCTGCAAAAGAAATATTTGTAAAACATTTGGAGGAATCCCGCAAAAAAAATTCATAATGTAAGGGGGCGCAGTGCATCATGGCTGACAGCCGCAGTCTAACCTTTGGGGTGCAGTTTGGTTTAAACACTGCACCCCTTGATAATGTCAATGAAAAGCAGAAAAAAGCACAGGAAGAAGCAGAGGAAACAAGTAAGAAGCTGGAGCAAATAGGCACAAGCTTAAACGATATAGGCTCCCGGGCAAACAAAGCCTTTAATAATGTTAAAGGTTCCAGCACACAAATGGGTACAGCCGTACGAAGCGCGATGCTTGAAAGCATAAAAAACGGTGATAGATTATCAAAAACTATCAGAACCGGTATAGGTGCGGCAGTAGACAATATAAAAACGAAATTTAAGGGCTGGGGCGCTGCGTCAAAGAGCGTGATAAAGGATGTAGGCGCAGCGTTCCGACACCCTATCAATACTATAAAGGCAACCCTTGGCGGCGCATTAAATAAAGCGCAGACGCAGATAAAGGCGCTCGGTACAGATGCTAAAAAATCCGGCGATTCGCTAGATGATATGGGCGATAAAGGGGCAAAGGCCGGTTCGGGTCTGGTGGGAATGTTTAAAAAGGCAGCGATAGCTATTGGCGCCCTTATGGTTATAAAAAAAGTAACCGAGGCTATCGTTGATTTTGGTAAGGCCGCAGTATCTGCCGCCGCAAACGCCGAAGAAACTATGTCCAAATTCGGTGTCGTTTTCAAGGATAATACCGACGATGTGAAGGCGTGGGCGGATAATTTCGCGGGCGCTGCAAACCGAAGCAAGAACGAAGTCGCAGGTTTCCTCGCGGATTCTGCCGCTCTTTTAAATGGTTCGGGTATGACAGCCGATGCGGTTGCTTCTTTGTCAAAACAAATGACGGCCGCTACATATGACTTCGCTTCATTTCATAATTTAGCGGATGCAGACGTTTATACAAAACTACGTTCCGGTGTAATGGGTGAAGCCGAAGGCCTGAAATCACTTGGAATTATTTTAAATGAATCAACGCTTAAACAGTCGATGCTTAATATGGGAATACAGGGAACGTTCACGGCGCTTGATGAAGAAACGAAAATACGTGTTCGCTGGAATGCAATCATGGCACAATCAGCCGATGCACAGGGCGACGTTACACGTACCGCCGGAAGCTACACAAACAGCCTTAAAGGTATCAAAGGGCTTTGGTCTGATTTCCTCGCAGATGCAGGCGCCAAGTTCACTCCCGTTTTAACCGGGCTATTTAATACCATAATGGAAGCGTGGCCGAAAATAGAACCCGCGCTCATGGGGCTTGTTGATATGCTGGCCGACGGGTTGAGTACCGCGGTACCAATAATCGTCGAATTGGGAGGCACTTTGCTTCCCATACTTACCGATGCAATCGGTGTAGTCTTTAAAGTTTTGCAGCCGATTATCCCGATTTTCGGTTCATTGGCAAACACTTTACTGCCCCCGCTCATGTCTTATATCGGGATGCTGGCATCCACCATACTGCCGCCTTTTGTAAATATTTTAGATGTGCTCAACACTTCCGTTTTGCAGCCTCTAATGCCTGTATTTATGCAAATAGTCGGAGCTTTTTTGCCGGTGCTGGGAAGCCTGCTTGAAATGGTGACGCCTTTGCTTCAGGCAGTAGCGCCCATAATCCAGTTTGTCGGAAATGTTTTAGGCGTCGTGGCTGAAGTCTTAGGAAAAATAATAGGCTGGGTCATTGACGGGGTCAAGCCTATAGCCGACTTTTTCGGCTCCTTATTCGGCGGTGCAAAGTCTGCAAGCGGCGAGATGTCCAAGCTCGCAGACAATACAAACGCAGCAGCGGCAGCCAATGAAAGATACGGCGCAAGCAGTGACGGTATGGGAACACCGCCTCCGTCGTCACTGCCGTATGATTGGCCGGATAATCCGGGCGGGGATTATCCTATTCCGGGCAACGCCGGAGGTACTAATAATTGGCGCGGCGGTATGACCAGGATAAACGAAAAGGGCGGCGAGCTGGCTTACCTGCCCAGCGGTACAAAGATTATCCCTGCGGATAAATCGGACAAAATAATAAGCAATTCCCGCAGCAGCAAGCAATCAATATTTGCGCCTAACATACAGATATCAATGGACGGTGACAGTTCATCCGAAAAGATACAGAGATTAAAAGAAGAACTTCGCGCATTAATACGCGAAGAATACGAACGGATGCAGGAACAGGAAGCCAAAGAGGACGCTCTGCAGGAAGCTTTGATATAGGAGGAATACATGTCATATATGTTAATCGGAGATTCCGGAACTGTAGTATTTGAAAAGACCGGAACTGTGACCGGTGAAAGTGCGCAGATGAGTACGAAGGTTACAAGCAACCCTGTGGAAGGCGGTGGCGATATCACCGACCATGCAGTACTTGAACCCCTGCAATTTAAAATTAACGGTACAGTTTCAAACAGCATTCAGTACTCCCGCCTTGAAGCCATGTGGCGCAATCGTGACCTTTTAACTTATCGCGGCATCGAAGCATATAATAATCTGCTCATTACATCATTTGCACGCACACGCTCTTCAGACAATGAAGGGGGCTTTTCTTTTGAAGCAGGATTCACGCGCATAAATATAGCATCGTCTGCTATGGCGAGCGTGTCGGCGCCGTCCATGAGCCAGCAGGACGCCGGAGCTGCGACGTCAGATGATGCGGCGCTGGCTACGAAGCAGGCCACACAAAACGGTATGGTGCCGTTGTCTTCATCGTATGAAGCATATACGCAGTCTTTCGATAGTGTAGCGGTCAATACCGGCGTCGGTGCAAGTAAAACTAATCCAAGCTACGCGGGATATCCGAGGTAATTTTTATGAAACTTAATTTAAACGGACAGGAATTAAAATATATAGATATTGACAGCGAGCGTGTACCATGCACGTTATTGGTAAAGCTTGATAAAACGTACAGATTTACATTTTCGTATAATGAGCAGGGCGGTTTTTTCACCGTCAATCTTGAGCTGTCCGCGAGCGGGAAAAATACCCCGCTTGTATTCGGAGAAATACTCCGTTACGGTAAACCGCTTTTCGAAGCCTTCAACGATGAGCGCTATCCTTTGCCGGTCATATGTCCCCTCTGCTTTACGGGCGACGATATAGAGGAAATAACATATCAAAACTTCGGCTCAAAAGTAAGGCTGTATTTGTTTGACAGGCCGCAATCGGTGCAAGAAGAAATCCCGACTATAACACAGATAGACTTGCTCATTTCAAGTACTGAACCCGCAAACAACGAAACGGACGTATGGACTGTCAAGGATATTGTTATCAACTTTAATCAGACAGTCACGGGCGGCGCCGGCAAAGTGCAGCTTTATAATTCATCCGATGAATTGGTGGAGGAATGGACAGGCTCGGCGCTTGATATAGACGGCAGCCGGGTAACTATTAATCCTACAAATGCTTTTGCCTATGGTGCGGGCTATTATATCCTGATTGAGGATACCGCTTTTTACAATCTATCAGGTATGAATTTTGCCGGTTATTCGGCGAGTACCGACTGGGGTTTTGGAACGGAGACGGAGCTTTTAATATCTTCCTTGTTTCCTGTCAATGGCTCAACGGGTATCTCTATTACAGTAAATCCCACGCTTAATTTTAATCAAAACGTATACGCGGGCGACGGGAAAATAAGGCTTTATACTGATTTTGAAAATCAAATATCTAACCCTGATTTTAATGGGACTGATGGGTGGTATGCTTATGGCGGTACATTAGCCGTTTCTAATGGCTCGCTTGAACTTACAGAAGATACAAACACAAGCGAACACTATGTTTATCAAGTTTTACATACATTTTTCACCCCTGAATCAGGGCACAAATATTACATGAGTTGTGAGGCTGTGAACAATGGAGGACGCATTGTCGTAGTAAACCTTAAGGCAGACAACACATGGGAAGTAATCTATGGAGAACGGGTTGAATCGAGCGGCCGCAGTTCTTGTATTATAAACATTACATCTGTATTTAGCACCCCAAATTTCGCAGTGAGGGCGTATAGTGTATACGATTCACATT